CCTTGTCTTTTTCCCATGAATCCTATCTTTAACACAAAAATATCCCGGGTCGTTTGTATTTATTTCGACAAACTTGTTTTTCTTAACAACACTAATTGTTGATTCTGAGTCAATATCCGAATCAGGAAGGTCCCACATATGAGGTGGGTGTTCTTCGTTGAAATCATCCATTGATTGTTGAGAGTATTCGTCAATGTCCATAGTGGGTGGGTGCGAGTAAAAAAGTTGTGAGAAACTGTTTTGATATATTATATTACGTTAATACTTTAAACCGTTTTCAATAATAATTATAGCGATGCGATATGGTGTATGAAAAAAAATCAATATAACATATAAACCATGTCGGAACGTTTTATACAATCTCAATATTTAATACAACAAATAACAGAACAGTTTTTTAATAATAATGGTAATGGTATACGCGTGAAAGGAGATATAACAGATAGTGATGATGAGATAAATGTTGTAAACAAACCTGATATATCAGACACAGAATCTGATTTAGAGGAAACAGAAGAGGAAGAAACTTATCATTTTTTAGAAACAAATGAATCTGAATTAAACTACATATTTGACTTATGTGATGATGAAACTGATATATTGCGCGAATATACAATCCACATTTGCGGATATAAGATGGTTCAAACAGAAACATTGCCGTTTTTGCAATACATTTTAAATAAAGGTGGCGGTGAACTAAAATTCCCCTCATTGAAATTTAAATGTGCTACAAATATTATAATCGACGAAAATGAAGAATTACCACCAAAACATATATATTTTCAGAATGAATGTAGTAAATTTATATTGCAATACGCCTCGCCATTGAGCGAGAAAGGGGTAGCCCAAATGTATAAAGGGTTTGTGAAAGATGAGAAGAATGAGAATGTATTATATGTATTCTTTGATTTGAGCGACTTTAGTATCGATACAACCAAGAATAGTGAATATAGATTATGTATAATTGATGAAATAGTGAATAAACATAAATCTGATTTGTTAGTAATAAATTCAAGTGTATACAATATTTTTTATCAAATATCGAGTGTAATGACTATTAAAGATAAATGGGGTAAACGAATTACCATCCCCTTTTTATTATATTCATGTGAATATACAGAAGAAGGGTATAAAAATACTTACAAGTCAGACAGTTCAAAAGAAGAGGATGATATTATATCAATTATCGATGACCGAATAAATGACCCAAATTATGGGAGTATTTATCTATTTTCAACGCGTCCATTAAAAATTAACGAAGACAAGATAAATGATATGCGACGAAATGTAGTATTTTGTATAGACTCGCTTTATATTTTACAAAATAAACGGGATCCTTTACAAGAAAGCGACTTCAGATTAGGTAATATTATACCACTTGCAGTTAAATATGTAAAGAACAAAATAACGGGTGATAAAATCGATGAAACAAAGGACGAAGAAACACCTGAACCGGAAACAAAGGACGAAGAAACACCTGAACCGGAAACAAATGACGAAGAAACACCTGAACAGGAAACAAAGGATGAAGAAACACCTGAACCGGAAACAAAGGACGAAGAAACACCTGAACAGGAAACAAAGGATGAAGAAACACCTGAACAGGAAACAAAGGACGAAGAAACAAAGGACGAAGATGACGATATAATGTTAAACGAAATGGATGAAATTACAGACAAAGTATTTAGTAGTATTTATTTTCATGAAATGGTGAATGAGACGAGGGAATCATTTTGGGGTATAAAATCAAATATACAATTTACCTCTTTATAGTATAGTAAACAATGCAGAAAGTCCAAGAGATGAAATCAAAAATTGTGCAGTTCAAAGAATCATTAGGCATCGGTCCGGTATTGGGAGGGGGTTTGGGTATTGTATTTATTCTATTTATAGGAAAATATATCCAAAGTTCGTTATATTCGATTGATGATACTACACAAAATATAAATGATTTTATATCGTATTCAATCAATTCATGGTGTTGGATATTGGCGATTATACTTTTATACGGTATGTTTGTGATATAACGGTTCACAATATTATATATAAATATATTTTATATATAATGGTTCATACATGGATGACTGAAGTCGAAAAACTATGTGAAAAGTTGCGTATTAATTGTGTAAATTTGAGTGAATATCATAGACGTAGATATTACCATTTTAAATCCTATGGAAAATATTTCCGATTGCCCATGATCATATTAGCTTCCATTAATGCTACAGCATCTGTTGGTTTACAACCCGTATTAGACCAGCCCTATATTAGTGGTATTACATGTTTGATTGGAATGATGATGGGCATACTTGGTGCAATTGAACTGTATCTAGGTATACAAAGTAGTATGGAACTCGAGCTGAAACAATCGAAAGATTTCTATTCATTGGCGATTGATGTCTATAAAACGTTGCAATTAAAACCCGAGGATCGAGGTGAAGATGGAAAAGACTATTTGAATAAAAAATATAGTATGTATGTAAAATTGTGTGAAGCGTCAAATTTATTGAAACGAAAATTAACGATGGATTTATTAACCCAAATACCGTCTGAATTTGTCGATAGAAGTCGTGGTGTAACACCGGTCGAAGTGACTCGACCGGATGGTTCGAAACATGTTGTATTAAAAGAAAACGAATCGTGGATACGTTATGTTCAATGTTGTTTTGAAGTCCAAAAGGTTCCAGCTAATTTTTTTAATGAGCATGATGAAAATTTACAATTGTATGATTTCTCACATCCCATGGACCCATATGTTCCCGATTCTCCACTAGTTCGTTCTTCAACAGATGAAGTATATGTAGAAACGCCAGAATATTACGAGCACCATACTTCGGACGTTGAAAACCAATACTATGATACACAACATGAGGTAGTCGATGAAGAAATAGTCTATAATGTTCATGAAGAGTTACATCAGGAAGAAAAAGAGAACGAACTCATAGACAAACCAGAGAACGAGCTCATAGACAAAACGGGGAAAGACTCGGACAAATAAATGAAATGCGTCACCCTCACAAAGTCTGCATATTTTATTTTATGCAACAAATACAAATCATGTTTCTTGGATGTTTATCTTGTTTTACTAATACAATAAAAAGAAAAGGAAATAGAAAAAGAAAGGAACAGAAAAAGAAAAAGGAACAAGAAAATGATATAGGACCCATGGGGGGTCCTATTTATTACGAAAGGGGATATTTTCTCCCCTTTTATTTATAAAATTTGAAAGATACGATTTTTGCATAAAAAAGAGGTTTACCCCCTTTTTTATGATTTTTTATGTAATTTTTATTTAAACAAATGTTGGAGAAGTCCACATGCACCATTCTTGAAATGATTCTCGTTCAATAGCCATATCATTCTCGATGCTATTGTAATCATTGAGAATATCTTGACGTTCACGGTCATTATTAAACATACCGATAGGGTTACGATTCTCGCATGTGGTAGTTGGCTGCTCTGCTGGTTTGTAGTCGGGAATCGATTTTGAAGGAATAATGTTAAACCCTCTTTCTACGCGTTCTTCAATCGTGAGATGAGGTTTAACATCGAGAGAGTAAGAGCGATTGTTCTGTTGATACATAACATGAGTAGTGTTGTTATATTCAACATTGCGTCGAAAGTTAATACCAGCCTCTGTCGTGAATGGAGTTACTTCAATGAATGCATAGAAATGTTTTGCGGATTTAATCGAATTTTGTTTGACTAGTTTTTTGTCGTGCAATTGAATGGAGTTAATCTTACCGAGTAATCTGTCTGAAAATAGCTGTACGATAAGCGATTTGGAAGTATCTGCCGAGACAAATGGAATGAATACGCGAACAGGGCGTTCGCTGACGTTACTGAAAGTAGATAGCATAATGTGTATATGGTTCTAAATGTGATTGTGGGTTACCTTCTATAACAAATGAAAAAGCCAATCAATTTTATGTAAAAAAATATACACAAAATTGGTAATATACATTGATAAGTTATACAGATTCTAAGTCTTTGAATTTCCAATATTCGCACCCGCCATTGGGTAGAGGTCGTTTGATAATGAATGGAATACGCTTTTGTTCATATTCAGAAAGGGCGATTAGATATGCGTCAATAACATCCGCGCCAACTTCGACTAACGGTTTCGCTCCCATACCCAACTGTTTTGCACGTTCACCTATAATACGAGCGCGCTCATACTTGGTAATAAACGGGATTGTGAGGTGTAACGGGTCACTGATAATACCTTGTTCATTGCGAACAACGCGTGAAAGAGCTTCTACTTCTTCATTGTTATGATGAAGTAATTCAGGGTGAAATGAAGAAATCGTGTTAGCTTTCAAGCTATCATCAAATTTTTGTAAATAATTTTCATCTGGCTCGTCGTCGTCATCATCGCCGTCGGAAATATCATCATCAGATAAGTCCACATATGGTGAATTTTCTGCAAATGTGTCTGTATTATCAGATTGTTTGGGATTATATGGGTCAATATCAGTATCGCTACCTGCTAAACTATCATTGTCGTCGTCGTCGTCGTCGTCGTCATCGTCTTGAGGCGGAGGAGGAGGAACATAATCGTCGTCACTATCACTATCGACAACACTGTCGTTATCTCCATCTACAATAGGTGGATTTTCCGTAGAATCGGGGAATGATGGCGGAGGAGGTTTAAAATCGTCATCGCTGTCGGACATATTATATTTCAGTTGAATATATATTCGGTGTATATTTCTAAATGGTTTGTAACTATCAAATTCAATTTTGTCGCATGATAGAAATATCAAAAAAATCACTAAATATTCGGTTTATGTAGATATGCGAAATTAATTTGAATTATCATCTGTTCGCCAAACAGTATCACATGTGGAGCACATGTATAGATATTTCATGTTATCTTCATCATATCGAATATACAAAACTTCGCGTTCATGCTTCTCGGGTTCAGTATTTGTTAGACATGAAGAACTGGGGCAATTAATATTGTGAACACGTGGTAAGGTAGGGTCTAATTTTGTATATTCGTTAATAATATGATTGTATTTTTGTTCCCCCTTTTTAACTTGAACATTCAATAAACATGAATTGTCCAAAACAGATTCGTCTGTATATCCACAATTTCGACAATAATGAGATAACTGGTTTCCAGTTTTCTCATTAATGCCGATGTAATACATATTGTCGCATTTGATACAGAATTTCATGATAGGTGGATTATATGGTTTATATAGATAACTTTTATGTTGTTTAATCAATTTTATAGAAATGGGAATCGGACACAAATATCGTAAAACAACCTAAATAAATATCTATAGTTATATGGTTTGACTGTGGTATAATCACAAAATTGATTTGGAGAATCAATATAAATGTGTCGGTATCTATATAACCAGACATGAATAATTCAACGTCGGAAGAATCAATTACAAATTCGGTAGTAACATCTTCTTCCGGTCAGACTTACCGTAATCTATCCGAGTTACTCAAAGCATGCCGATACGATAAAAGTAAAAGTGATGCGGCAGGTCCAACACATACGCGAATCGGAGATGATAAATCGGGAATTCATGGTGGTGCTTATTACATACCGGACGATAAATACGATGAATTTATGGAATTGTATTATCGCGATGTGATTTCGAAAAATAAGGCCGAATACCTGACTGAGAAACAATTAATGACCGATTCTTCGCCAATAGCAGTAGATTTAGATTTGCACTTTGCGCTCGACCTTGAAAATCGCGTATATTCACAAGAACATATCGATGATTTGGTCGATATCTATTTAGCCGAATTGTCTGAGATGTTTCAATTTTCAGAGAGCACTGCATTTCCGGTGTTCGTTTTCGAAAAAGAAAAAATAAATAGAGTTCCCGAGAAGAATATCACCAAAGATGGTCTACATATGATAATCGGTATTCAGATGGGACATGATGCTCAGTGTATATTACGAAAACGTGTGAAGGAGAAGGTTGCTGAATGTTGGGGAGATTTTCCATTAACCAATAGTTGGGACGATGTGTTTGACGAAGGAATATCGATTGGATATACAAATTGGCAATTATATGGGTCAAGGAAGCCAAATCATATGGCGTATGGTCTAACGCGTGTATATAAAATATCATGCGACCCAGATGATGGCGAATTGATAAATGACCAAGGCGAAATAGATGAGTATTTGACGAAGGATGGATTTAAACAATTATCCGTTCGCTATCAAAATCACGAGCAATGTTTCTATAAACCGAACTTTATGGCGGAGTTAGATGCTCTTCGAACGGGAAATGAAAATTCAACTCGTCGTAGGTCGCCCGCACTCGAAGGGTCCGATGATTTGTATATATCAAATATCACCGAAGGGGGGTCGGGTGCGCATGTTTTGGGTCAATTGTTAAAAACGCCCGATGATATCGAGACGTATTTAAATCGGTTCTTAGATCTCATTCCTTCATTGAAAGATTATGTTTTGCGCGAGATTTATGAGTATACAACTATACTTCCCGAAAATTATTATGGTTCAGGTTCATATGCAAATTGGATGCGTGTTGGTTGGGCGTTAAAAAACACGTCAAATCGTCTATTAATTGTATGGATAGCATTCAGTGCGAAAGCGTCCACATTTAAATGCAGTGATATACCTGATATGTGCGAGCAATGGACTACCATGGATAAAAAAAGTGGCGGTGTAACGAACCGTTCTATTATTTACTGGGCAAGACAATCTAATAGCGCTGGTGCAGAATCGGTGCGTAAAAATACGATTGGACATTATTTGGATATGACCATTAATACGATTACGTCAAATACAATCGCAAATCCATCATGTAATGCTCGAGGTGCCGGCGATTACGATATCGCGGTCGTATTACACCAGATGTATAAGGACGAGTATATTTGTTCAGATGTAAAGAATGGAAGGTGGTATCGATTTAAACAACATCGTTGGAAAGAGGTTGATTCTGGAACTTATCTGCGTCGTGCGATTTCAAATGAGTTGCGCGATTTGTATGATAAGCGAACTGCGGAATTGCAGAATTATTTGGTAACCCTCGATACGGAGGAAGAGCGTTATAAGATGGTGAAGGCGCGTATTGAAACAATCGTCAAAATAATGCAGCGATTAGCTCAAACGAGCGATAAAAAGAATATTATGCAGGAAGCACGAGATTTATTCTATGATGACGAATTTTACGAAAGACTTGATAGTAATCCCTATTTATTGTGTTGCAAAAACGGAGTGGTTGATTTTAAAGAAAAGAGGTTTCGAAAAGGTTTACCCGAAGATTATCTAACAAAATGCACAGAGATTACGTATACACCAATTACATCGTCGAAACATAAAGCGACGGTAGCCGAATTACACGATTTCATGTCGAAATTGTTTGTGAAGCCGGAATTGCGTGAATATATGTGGAATCATTTGTCGGCTATCTTAATTGGAATGCCTTCTCTGAATCAAACCTTCCATAATTACATTGGTGGAGGACAGAACGGAAAGTCTGTTTTGACTGATTTAATGAGTCAAACATTAGGGTCATACAAGGTGGCGGCGCCCATTTCAATTATTACTCAAGGACGTGGTAAGATTGGAGGTCTTGCGCCCGAGATTGTCGCATTGAAGGGTGCTCGTTATGTGGTAATGCAAGAGCCAGAAAGCACAGACGTTGTTCATGAAGGACCAATGAAGGAATTGGTTAGTGGCGTAGAGCCGATTGTTGCTCGTGCACCTTATATGCTGGAGTCGGTTACATTTGTCCCACAATTTAGTTTAGTTGTATGCTGTAATCAGTTCATGTCTGTAAGAACACAGGACCATGGAACATGGCGTAGATTTCGTGTAACTCCGTTCGAATCTCTCTTTACGGAAAAGCCCGTTGACGGAGATGTAGATAAGCCATACCAATTCAAACTGGATGTGGAATTGAAGAATAAATTTCCAGTGTGGCGTGAAACATTCTTAGCAATGTTGGTGGAACGTGCGTATGTGAACCAAGGTCGCATTACCGATTGCGAAATCGTGATGTCCGCTAGTAATGCATATAAGGAGCGTCAAGATTACCTATCCGAGTTTGTGCGTGATAAGATTGCGAAGTGCCCAGGTTCTACAATCCGCAAGTCATCATTATCGGAAGAATTTCGTATGTGGTATAGTATCAACTATGGTACAAAGAATCCCAGTCCTAAAAATCTCCACGACCATATGGACAAGCAGTATGGTAAGAATATTAGTGGGGTGTGGTCGAATGTAAAGTTAAAGTTTCATGACGATGATGATTTCCAATGTGTGAATGAAGAAGAAGAATACATCGGAGATGATATCGAATTAAACGAAATATAATTATAGTAAAAAATCAAAAAAAGTGTATATAACAATTTTTTTGATTATATTTTCTTGTTCAACAGATGATTTGTGATTAATAACCCAACAATTGCAGAGAATATTATGTAGGTGTGTGTATGAATTTGGTCTTTTGTGAGGAATATGCTGTATAAAATAGTAGCAAAAAACAACAAACATACGTACAAAATTTCCATATATAGAACACTTAATTCATCACCTAAAAATTTGTTATTGGATATACGTAATATGGCCGCAATAACTCCAAAGAGCAGACTGTTTATAAGAACGATTGAAAAACTAGTATTATCATCAGGTAATTCATAATAATATGTTCCTAAAAGATAAAAAATACATGCTATGAATGTTACGAATATGTATAATAAAAATTTTAAGGGTTGTGTCTTATACATGAATAGAATCTATAATATATTCATGTATAAAAATTCGATATGCCGTACAAGAGAATTGAACTCAAGTTTTACTCCCGCAATTAGAGTTACTCGCAACCAGCTACGGCACTATATGTAGAGAAAAATATTTAAACGACAGGGTAACTGGCTTGCATTAGCATACCACATTGTCCATTACCCTTGTTGAACTCGTCGCCACGACCGAGCATAATATACCCGGATGACCCCCATGTCTCACCCCAGGAGTTCTTGACCAAATAATAGTCTTGTCCATCAAGAGAACCATATCCAACAGCTAATACACCGTGGTCAAGCTTTGTGCCGCAACTACCTGTGAATACACCAGAACTATATAGTTGGAAATCCTTTTGGTCAGCCTCGATAGCAATAGAAACCGGTTGTTGTGCTAATGCAGCCATCATGGCTTCATCGGAGCTAGCGTCGACGTCGACGAAGCTCATAACATCACTCCCGTCAACAACGCTACAACTGGTTGTGCACGAACCAGCTGTCTTGGTAGTGCCGGAAGTATATGGGTAAGAGGCTTCTGTGCATAGACCATCATTCTTCTCAATCCACGAAAATGCGTTGTCCATAAGACCACCATTACAACCCATATCCTTTCCGCCATTCTTGCGGTTATCACAATCAACCAGCTGTTGTTCAGAAAAAGATACTAGGTTACCATTCGCAACATAATAAGCACCTTCAAGAGCACCAGTGGTAGAGAAACTCCAACAAGAACCACATTGGCCTTGATTTTTAACAGGTGTAACTGCACCCTTTTCAACCCAATTCACAGAATCCGGGACTGACTGCAATACTCCGGTTAACTTGGATTGTAAACATTCGGTAACACAACTGATAGTGTCTAACTTGTGATGAGTATCATAGTGTTTAACACATTGACTAAGACACTTGACTTCAGCAAGGGTAGACTTAATTTTATCACGGTTGAATTTACCAACAAAATCACCTGCACTATATTTCAATGATTCGCTAAACTCCTCGGAATTCATTCCTGAAAAATGATTATGACCCAAAACATATGTTAAGTTTTTATTATTCGATTCTTCAATATACTTGTCGTTAAATACCCAGTTTGCGAAAACGTGTTCGCGGTGTTCGGAATTTTGAATTTCAACGCGAAATTCGTCAATCCAGTGTGTGAAACGGTCTTCCAACTTAAGGGAAGACGCGAGAGAAAGAGCAGCAAAAAGAACAATTTTAGAAAGCATCCTAACTATTTATACAGTATAAAGCTATTTTATTATATGGTTTACACTTATTATATTGTTATGATGATGCGGGTTGCTCATTATACAGAAAAAATATTTTGATACCATATACGTTTGGTATATTTATAATATTAGTTACGATTATTGAAATCATTTATTGAATATCTTTTCATTCATAATTATTTGTTGTAGTTTATTCACAAAATCATAATATTTAGCTTCATTGATATTTTGTTCACTTAATACTTTTGAAACAATGTCTTCTTCTTCTTTACTGTTAATAACATCATATTTATAATCATTTATAGAAAAATTTTCCGAGTTAAAGTGATAACATACTGCATTATTACTATGAGCATACGGTAATTTCGCCTTTGCTCCTAGGTATTGTATGAATTTATTTAATAATTCTTCGGTATGATTTATATCAAAGTTATTAATTAAATTTTTAAAATTAGAAAGTGATTTGACTCCTTTACCAGGTAAGACCGTATATAATGCTTTTGTAATTAGATTATGAATGCTTCTTGTGTGTAAATGTATAAGAATATCGTCTTCAAATGTGCTATTATTTATTTTATGATTATTTGGTTGATTATTAGTTAAAATCTGGTTTTCAAACATAATCTGATAATTGTTTAATATAGAATGATGAGGGTGATTAATACTTTCTACATTCGTTCGTTTTACCATTGATTTAATATGACTATTTGTGAAAATTTTATAATCCTTTATAATATTTTTAAACGATTTACTTGGGATTATATCATATTTTTCAATCATACCCCATCTAAAGTAAAATGCATTGATTATTGGGTTTAATTTTGTTTTTTCTTCGATATAATTTTTAATATTTTTGAATTTCTTATTTAATAATAAAAATTCATCTATATCTACACATAATATCCAATCATATTCAGATTTTAAAACTAAATGGTCATACCTTTCAATTATAGAATCCCCAATATTTGGAACCTGATACATCGTAACATATTGTTCATATTCAATAGGATATTTATATTCCATCTTGTCGCTTTTTAAAATAATAATCTTATCAAATCCTAAATGAATGTAATGTTCTATGAAAAAATCCATGTAAGGACGTTCTGCAAAACTTCGAGTGTATACACAACACTTCATTAATAGATAATATTATTATTATTATTTTACAAATGATTGATTTACAACTAAATGAATCATTTTTTAATAAAACGGTTGTTATACGTTTCGTTCCGTTTTAATTGTTCTTCTTGTTGCTTTTCTAAATGTTGTTTCTGTTTGTATTGGTCGAATTCGTGCAATTTTTGAATTCGCATGATAGTGTTTTCGTATCGTAATTTAACAGGTAACATTGCCTGTTCTGCTTTGTAATTATCAATATCCTTCGTATGTTGTTCAACGGCTACCCTTTTCAAATTTTCGGGAATATTTGTTAAATCTAGCTCCATAATACCCTTATATCCTTTGATTATTTCTTTACTCATATACATAATCGAGCGATTTGTATTTGTATTGATTTATAATGTAAGTTCTTATAATAAATATACATAAAGTCAAATGTAATAATAATAGTAGTAATAATATGATACCACTTCATCTACAGACTATATTTTCACTTTCATTATTTGATATATTCAAAACCAATAACGTGTATGTAGATACATTGTTAACAACTCTTGCGTTTACGATGTTGAATAAGATAGCCGGTAAATTAGAATCGTATGATTTTTTTACTTTATTTAAATATGTAAATTTTGATTATTGTTTTAGAAAGTGTGCATGCGTTGTATTGACGGGTGACCGTTTGCGTTCAGTGTGTGAATATACAGGTGGACCAATTGTATCAAATACATTCTCAAACACTGTTAATGCATTGGGGGAATACATTATAGACAATGTCGATAATAATAAAACCATACAAACCATAACTGAAATATCTAATCCGACGGATATAAATCGTTCGTCGAGAAAAAAACAGGATTACATCTCATATTATGTATCTCAAATGGGGCAATTTACAGTAGACGAAAAATTAGGTATTTATGGTAAAACGTGGTCCATAAACGAGTCAAGTGACCAGAAAAAAAAGGATGTGCATGTTCAGCGTATAACAATTGAGTTATTCTCTTATACGTGTTCTTTATGTGAAATTAAAGAGTTTTTAAAAGAATTAACCCAAAAGTTTGTTGAACGTATTGCAGATGAACGCAGAGACAAACGTTTTATATATGAAATAGGGACTTTAACGTCTGACGAATATAATAATGGTGGGTGGGTTGAACATGAATTTAAAACGACACGTTCTTTTGATAATATGTTTTTTGACGGGAAAAGTGATTTTTTAAAGAAGGTTGACTTCTTTGTCGACAACAAAAATTGGTATTACGATATGGGTGTTCCCTATACGTTGGGTATTGGTCTATATGGTCCACCTGGAACCGGGAAAACTTCATTAATAAAATGTTTAGCTAAATATCTAGACCGGCATGTGGTAACGTTATCTATGAAAATGTTTAAAACGCGTAAACAATTGAACGAATTTTATTATGAAATGAGGTATAATAATTCGAACCCAAAAGACTCGATTACATTTGATAAGAAAATTATTGTAATGGAAGATATAGATTGTCTTGGTGATATTGTATTGAAACGACCTGATACGGTACCAATTAAATTAGACCGTAAGGGAACGTTGAAAGTGAATGAATTGAAAAATGTTGAAAAAGAAGACGCGAATGATAATAAATTACAGACGGTGATGAAGAATATCCTTGTGGAAGACCCTATCACACTGGACGATATCTTAAATATATGGGACGGTGTTCGAGAAACACCTGGACGCGTCCTCATTATATCAAGTAATCATTATGATAAATTAGATCCTGCATTAACTCGACCAGGGCGAATTGATATCGCAATGGAAATGTCGCATGCATCTAGACAAACCATTGTCGAAATGTATGAGCATTTTTTTAAGTGTTCAATAAAACCTATACAAATGAAATTAATCCCTGATAAAAAATATACACCAGCTGAGGTTATGAATATGTATATAAGAAGTAGTTTTTCACCCGAGCAGTTTCTAAAATTGTTGTCTCAGAGATAAAATTGATAGGTTTTTTCCGAAATTTATCAATGATAACCAAGTTTGAAACGAATCTTCGTAGTAAATCAACAACCAATAGAAGTAATCATGTCTACTAATATGGATATTTACCCAAAGGGGACACGGATTCGGTCGATTGAAAAATATATCTCCTTGTATGGAGAAGATGATGTGTGTGGTATGTGCACGGGTGCACTAATTTCGAATACATGCGACAAATGCGGCGAAGGTATATGTGCTAAAGAGTCATGTGGTCTGACTTTTCCAGAGAAATATAATACAACCTATGTCTTATGCATGGGGTGTATCGATTATGTTAGCAAAGATTTACATGTGCTCATCGATATGGGTAAAATTGAGCCATTAAAAGAAAAAATCAAGAAGGAAAAAACAGTGCAGCAGCGACAGGAGCAACAACGTCGTGAATCGATTAGTAGTATACAGGAGGAAGAGCATCCATGAATGAAAAAGAGGGTGCATTGTTACGTTCTTTTGGATAAGGCGTGGTTGTAATTAAACTCCATAAGAACAATAAGAATTTATATAGTAATAATTCAATAGTCGTAATTAAAAAAGGGAATAAAAAAAAGGCAATACCGATGTATACCTTTTTTTTGTTCGTATATCCATGGGTTTCGTTTTGATAAATTATATACGCGACTACGAAGAATATAGCATAATAGATGAACCATAAAACATAATTGATTGCTATCCAACTTTGCACATTCGTGTCTAAATATTTAACACGTTGGTTATCGGTAGAAAACTCGCCACTCATTTTGTCGGTTTCAAATTCAATACGTTCATTCTGCCATTTAACTGAATTATATAAATCTCTTAGTGTTTTACTCTTGTCTGAATCCGGCATGAATCTATATTATAATAACAGAAGTTATCGGGAAAATTTCGAATAAATTAAATCGGTATTCTCACTATGTGGACTGATTGTTTGTATATTTCTAGCATCGTATACGTTAGCATGTTTTGATTTTTTCGGTGCAAAATAATCTTCCATTGTTGTAAAGTTGTTTGCTTCGGCCGCGCTCGGCGTAGAGGTATTACATTTGACCCCCATATCAGGAGCCATATCATCAGCAGTAGGAACTTTTACCAAACTTGCTACATCGGCAACACCATATTCAGATAAATCATCCGATTTGGCGGCTTGAATTACCGCGTTATCTATACTAGCATTAACACCCTCAAAACTTTTGGCGACCTGTTTACCTATATCCTTACGTAATTCATCATCGGACATATCTGCTCTTTTTTTTGGTGGTTCGGCTGGGGTATCTGGTTCCGCGACCGGTAATATAAGTTTGGGAGAATCCCCCAATGCACTGTAACTTGCAAATGATTCTTGACATTTACCTGAACCCGAATCCCATTTTGTGTCTGACCCACAACAACTTTCTTCTACACAAACACCAAGGTCTTTGAATAAATTATTATAATTTGCAGTAGCAGGTGTTGAATATCCAGTTAATGAAGGTGGGGGTAATTCAAGTTCATTGAAGTTGATATGACTACGTGCTTGAATATTTACATAAATGTAAAACATAGAAATTGTCCACACCAAAATATTTACAAGGTGTAATATAATAAAAAGGGTGTCGATATTTTGAGTAGACGGTTCTTCAACAAGTTTATGTTTAATAACACGTAATACAACGTGAATAACTAATCCGGCAACTGCGCATAATATGATTTTGGTATATTCTGCTGCACGGAGGCGATTTGAATTTGTTAATAATACTTTGCGTTGTTCGCCCATTTCTGCCTGGTCAATAAGAAATTTTTTCTCATCGAGACGCTTTTGTTCTTTACTCACGATATCAATCATATTATTTTGTTGAGTCAGCACTGCACTTGCAGAAGTATCTGCGTTTTGATAACTGGTATTAACTTCCTTCGATTTATCCTGTAAATCGAGGACATATTTTGCAATTACAGGTGCATTATTTACATTTGGATAGGAATCGGATAAATCGGTTAAATAATTTTGCTGAACTTGAAATACTCCAGATAAATCAAATTTTCCTTCATTCTCATTTTCACCATTGGACATTATATATTTCTAATCTTATATATTAGAAATATAAATTCTTGAAGAAAAATATAGCATACTTATTCGCGCGCTAACATAATAGCAAATACAATAAGTGTTGCTGCGGATAATGTTCCTAAACTGAGCATTAATTGACTTGTAACATATTGTTGATTATTGTCCATTATACGTTTTTCACGAAGTTGTGGTATCGGCTTGTTTCTAAAATGTAGCAATGAATCTCCTTTATAATCGTAAATTGGATTATTTTCCATAATTTCACGTGTTTCGCGGTATTTGGGTATTAAAATTTGCGATAATTCTTTTTCTTTTGTATTGATTGATTCCATTTTATTCGCATATATTTGCTCGTTTTTCAGATTTGTTTGAATCGCATCAGATGTATCGTCTATTGCTTGGGTTTTTTTTGAACCGGTAAATGATTCAGTCCATGACTTTCCACCATTCGAATAAGTTGATGGGTTGAAAAGAATGTCGTATGCGTCATTCTGTTGTTTATGATACCCTGGACTTCCGCATACACCAACCTGTTCCGGTTTAGTTATTTCTGTGGTATTCACATTATAATTACTATATTCAAAAGTTGTTGAATAATTCGTTGTAGAATTCACTGGTATAATATTCGAAGGTTTTAAGTCGGTTCCGCAATTGCTCCCACTTGCTTCTATTTGATAATTACGCGTATATAATGATGATGAATTTGTGTCGATTGGTATAGTAGAATTTGGCGGGATTACACGATTAAATTCAGATGTAGCTAACGTACTAGTTATACACTTATTGTCTTTCCCATTGTTTGATGTAAATGTATAATAATGATTACAAGTTGGGTCACTAATACATTTTTCCTTACATGCGAGTCCATCTTCTGACCCAACATTACTGGCTGTTAATAATGAACTATTTGGGTAATAGTTCGTTTTTGTGGTAAAGTCGTTCGAAAATGTTATGATATTACTCTCGTTACCAAATTTTTGCATTGGGTGTAGTGTTTGTTCATTCATCGCGGTATTGATTTGATATGTATTACCCATACGCGGGTCCGTATGTAAACGATAAATAGAATAGGCGAATGGAAGTGATGATGTGTCTGATGATATTGTGTATTGCGTTTTAATCGATGGAATTACACCATAAGATAAACGGTTTGAAGAGTTATAATCGTATTTTAAATTTATAACATCGGGCAAATTTTGTCTAAATTTTTGGTAGAAATCGGAAGGGTCGCCATTTATTGCAAGAATACCACTGTTGTCCGTAACGAGTGAATAACACGTGAATTTATTTTCTAAAAAATCCGCTTGACTTGAAGACACAAATGCTGCATAAAATACAAATGGTTTAACACTACTGTCGCGTAATGAACTGCCTAATGCAACGGATACGTCGCTAATGGCTTCATTAGTCATTTGTGTTCGTGCGATTGTTAAATCTACAACAGGTTGAGACTGGTCTATAAATATGCACTGGATACGAATGGGAACCGGTTGACCATTTTCAATAAGAATTTGATACTTAGATTGTGTGTTATGAATATCAGCATTTGCCGATGTAAATTCGCATACAGATTTATCTCCAACCCAAATATAATATAAACAATTATCTGGAATCGTAGCCGTTAATGTATAAATACCGTTTATTTCTTGGTAAAAATATCCGTTCCATTCTATCGAAACTATATTATTAGTGGTAACAGTAGGAGGAGTATAAACAGTGGTTGTGAATGCTGAATTACCGGTTATAGGCGTGCTTAATATTGATGAATAAGGTGTAAAACATTGTGCCTCCCCTGCAACGTTGGCTGCATATCCACTCGGACATTTCGAATCCGATTTAAATTCAGAAATGGTTGAAACAGTGTCGGCATATGCAACTTGTGCTAATAAATCATACGGTTGCACATTTAATCTTGCAATATCACTTATATTGGAATAATTGCTGAATTTTTTTATTGTATAAGACATGCCTTCTTGTAACTCATCTACAACACTAATATTGTACTCATTTTTCAATACTATCATTTTTTTACCTAAATTTAATTTCCATGCGTTTATTCCATTAGAGCCAGTCATTGGTTTCCATATAGAATCCAAATCTTCAAAAATTGATGAACCAAATCTGCCCATGGAGTCACTATTAACTGCATCGGGTGATGTTTCGAAATGATAGTAGTTGTAATTCTGTGTAGTAGGAGAGCTTTGTTCCGCCTTTTTTACCTTTACAAACTCAGTATAGTTATCTACAAATTGAGAAAGCCTATCATATGTATATAACTTATCCTTTTCCATGTAGTATCTATATTTATATTACATGGATATTTTACTAAAACAGTTGTAATCATAACTCAATAAATGCATAATAAACAACACACATTACAAGAATAATTAACAATGTATTCACTATTTGTCGACTTTCAAGCATTCGCGTGGGACTATTGTCTTTATATTTGAGCTGTTCTTGGATATATTTTAACTTAGCATCTAAATTTTCTTGCATTTCAGTAACATTTTCATACGTTTTTTCGATTTGTATTTCATTTGTATTATATGTATCATTTGTAACTCCATTCTTGGTAAATTGTCGTGGATATGCATCGTTAATCGAATCCATTGATTGATAAAGGGCGTCATATGCGCTTTGAAGTTCACTAAAATTATCGATTGTGTTTAAATCACATTCCGGATCATCAACATCCTTGGCTGTATCTTCATTTTGACACCGTAAATAGCGAGCATATCGATTTTGAAATTTGTTTAAATTGTCTGATATTTTATTTTGTTTATTGAATATATTTTGAGGATGTTCAAGTCCGGCGGTGGATGGAGATGATGCAAATTCGGTTTCTTCCGGCATAATATTTATAGGGTTGTATACAGTTATTTGTGATAATAAATAAAAACTAACGACCCTATAATACCGGCTGCTAGATTAAATGATTTTAAAACGGAATATTTATATTTAGTAACCATATTCGTGTAACTTTCGTCGGCACCATAATGGTCGTTTCTTCGTAAATACATATTTTTGACTAAACCCTCGTTTTTGCATAATTCATGTCTATAACATTTTTGTAAATTCGCATCGTCAGAACAATCAATCGTCGACGATTCTTCTGCTAAAACTTCACATTGAAATTTTTGTGGTAAATCGGATTTATTAGTAGCGGAATAAAAATTATACGGATTGAATTCTAATTCAAAATTATACTGACTATTTGATATTTCGTTCATCTATACAAATACTGGTTATAATAAGTATTTGTAATATATTCTATTAGACACATACGCGATAATAATCTGTCGTTAAGGCAGTCGAGCTTGGGCGTTGGATTTTGCATATTTCGCCGGGACGAATTCCAATAACGAGAGCTTGTGGGTCAAACCTAGAAATTTCAGGTAATTGTGTTTTTGATTTAATTTGATATTTTTTCATAAAAGTCACTTCTTCCTTAGAATCCAATATTTCCATATTCGGAACTAAAGTGTGATTTAGAATATTGGATTGGAGACGATTAATATTGTGAATGATTACGAAGAGATTGTCGTGTTCAAATAAGTAACGAAGACGTGTGACGATAGTATCATTGGGTTCGTCGTCAATAATAACCATTAAAGTGTCCCTCTTGGTTAATACTTCGTCAATTACGTAAAGGTCTTCAATAATATTATCCAAAACCTCCTTTTTGATTTGTTTGGTCGTTTGTTTTAATGTGAAATGATATTTTACGTATATTTTGCGTCCGTCCTCGTGAGTAAGTAACATATCCAATTGAGAATTCGCTAACATAGCGTCAATTTCATTTACACTAAATCGTAAATAATCTTCTGTTTCATACCCAAGCAAATAAAGTTGCTCCAGTAAAACATTTCGAGATTTGTAAATTTTGTTGATACGTGAACTATTCGAGGACATGATGCGTTATAATATACGTTAATATTCTTATTCGTTTAAATCAATTTTATTGTCCTTGTTTCTTTATAACTAAACCTTTTGAGAAATCAACTTCTTTATTTGAATCGACCTCTGTCTCTGGTTGATTCGCTGTATCGACATTGGATTTAATAACCATAGACGGTTCCGACATAATATTTTGATTATTATCAAGTGATTCAACTGGTAGTTCAGACGTAGAATTATCACTACCATTACCATTGAAGAATTTGGGGGCAATAATAACCGTTGGTTGTGTAGAAGTATTTGTTGGTATCGGTTGCATTTGAGGAATTCTGTCGGGTAACATTTGAGGTTGAATATTTGGAATATACATATGCGCATGCTCTTCGGGAAAAATATCGTGACTAGACACCACGTTCACCTGGTCAAGGTCGGACAAACCTTCTTTATTGATTGCGCGTATTGTAATAAACTTCGGTCCCATGTGAGTAATCTCCCACGGTCGTCTAGTATTTTTATCTTTGCATTTACGCATACATACGCGACCTCCGATTTTATAATCGGCTTGACCATTACCTCCCTCCATTTTCTTTTGAGAACTTTCTGTATTCTCGGGAGATGCATAAGGTGAATTTGGGTCGTAACTTCCCCAGTCAGTCTCAATTGGATTTCCTTCACTATCTAAAGGCCTATCTGCCGGAGAATATGGTGCATATTCAGGCGATTGAATACTTTGTAAAGATGATTTTTCAGATGCATTGGGGTCATAACTACCCCAGTCTGTATCGATTGGATTTCCTTCACTATCTAAAGGCCTCTCTGCCGGAGAAGCTGATGCAAATTCAGGCGAATCCGATTCATCGACAGTGTATCCATCGGCAGGAGTTTGTGTTCGTTCAATTTGCTTCTGTGATATTCTCTTTTGTATAGATTCAATTAAACTTTTGGGTGTCGCCTCTTTATCGTCGAGCAATGTTTGTATATTATGTGAGAAAGACATACTCTCAATCTGTTCAATATTATCTTCCGTGATAATTCGTAATTGTGCATTGATAGTTTGCAATTCTTGTATTAATAACTTGAAAGAATATGGTATACAAACGATACTGAAATTACGTCCGAATTTGGTAATATGTTCCAATCGGAGGTCGTCGCTTTCCAGTGAACCAACGAATTTGAGAGGACCATCGGCCATAGGACTCATAAACACCTCTTTTGCTGGATTATAAATCGCAATCATTCCTGTATGATTACAAACCGCCAAATACGATTTGTCTCCACGTTCCATCATTGATTCACGTAAGAAATCGGTCATTCCGTGAGAAATAACAGTATCACGTTCCATTTCACCAATACGTAGTCCACCATCATTTGCACGTCCACTAACGGGTTGTTTTGTAAGAGCCGTTCTTGGTCCAAGAGCTCGGGAATTCACCTTATCTTTTACCATATGCTTCAATCTCATATAATATGTCGGACCTATGAATATTTCAGTTTCAAGTTGTTCGCCGGTCATACCGTTATACATAACTTCATTTCCATTGGAATGGAAACCCTCTTTTGTTAACATTTCACCGAATACTCCTAC